CGTGTGCTCTTCCGATCTTTTAATATGCAACAGTACACCGTGGGTGAATTGCGTGACCTCGAATCAAGAGGAGAGTCACCGTTTGAAGTGCTGGGCGGCCGTATCATACACGAAACACCCGAAGACAATCTAATCAGAAGTCGCAAGAACGTGTTGGCGAACAAAACGTGGGTACGCGAAAAAATCAGGCACGGCCGACGTGATGAACTTGAAGCATACATCAAAGCATATGCCGGCGCTGCCGGGATGAGGCCGATTGATTTGCGTGATTTTTTGCCCAGTAGTCTACGTTCTGAAAATTTTCGGCCGCTGACTCTCGATTATCGCAGTGGTGTGTACGAGCAAAAGCTTGAATCAATGGGCGTGACAATCGCCGCAAGATATAGTAGACTTAGCAACAGGGCTAAAAATTGGTTACTCGAAAACACGACTTTTATGAGCCTGTTGGATGAAAGTACGCATTATGACGAAAATCAGAAAAAATGGGCGACAAATGCGGGTACCATGCCCGACGTAAAAAATCAGATAGCGGACTATCTGACTCAGGCGGAACAAATGAAATGAGGTATCATGGCGGTACGTTTGGCGGCGGCTACCGACGGTACGACACTACTGGACAACGAACTGAGGGCAATGGAACTTTCAGCGAATACGGTAATGCAACTGACTCAGCGCGATTGCAATACGCGCGTTTATTGCGCTCATGGTTGGTCTGACATTGAACGACTCGCGACTGATTTGTTTCGAACATTGCCTCACGCCACGTCGCCGCAATCCAACGGGATACGCGGAACGTTTGACACGCGCGGCCACTTTTACAATCTCTCTATACGCTGGGACAAAACCATTGTTGACTTTGCAGACGTGCGCAATATCACACGTGACAATGAGGTTGCCGAAAGCGCGGCCGATTTTGGGGGAGACAGTGACCTTGAAACCACGTGGAACATAGCCCAGTCACTACAGGCCCACAAACTGCAAGGCACGACCATAGGCGCGGTGGCAATGAACAATTACATCGGCGGCGATTATCGTAGGTTCCGGGAAAAATTCCCGCCATTGGACGAGACGGATTATAAGCGTATGCGGGCTAGCTATTTTGGCGCATACTTACAGGCCGAAGCGGGTGAATATTCTGTATGCTCCAGCTGGGACGTGAACTCATTATACCCGTATATCATGCGCAATTTCCCACTACCATATGGGACGAAGGAATGGTACGACGGTAAATATGAGGCGGACAAAACCATGCCGTTGCATATCGATATCATATCATTTGCCGCCACGTTGAAAAGGGACAAATGCCCGGCGCTGACAAACCTGTTGCCGTTATGGGGGTTCGAGCACGTCCGACTACCAAGCACGTTCGGCGTGGTCACTATGCCGCTGACAGACGTAGACCAACAGACGTTACGCGAAAACTATGATGTTGACATATATGAGATTCAAGGTGGCTGGAAGTTCCGCAAAAGTCAAGGGCACTTTCAGGCGTATGTTGATGAATGGTTTCACGTGAAACAATCCGAGACAGGCACTCGAAAACGTATCGCCAAGCTCATGCTTAACTCATTGGTGGGAAAGTTCGGCGCAAGCATCAACCGTCCCATGATGGAACCCGTTTTGGATGAATCAACGCATGAGTTGCGGTTTGATGTGAAACCGGCTAACGCTTTGGCGTCGCTCGCGTATATGCCGGTAGCCGCGTATGTTAACGCCTATGGGCGGCAGATTTTAACACGTGCGATAAACCAGAACCAAGACAGGGTTATATATGCCGACACTGACAGTATGATAGTGACTGGATTGGACGCGCCGCATGGCGTCGAGGCTAGCCAAAGCAAGCTGGGCGCATGGAAAAACGACTACCGATACAGGCGACTGCGAATATTGGGGCCGCGCAAATATTGCGGGGAGACCATCGAGGGCGGTACCGTCATGAGATTGTCCGGGGTCAAACGCCGTGACGCGATACCGTATGACAGTTTCCTCGCGGGGAATAGGCTCATGAATGACTACGGTCAGGAATTTGTGCTATAATAAGAAATGTGCGGGGCATGCTCCTTGAATTGACACGCTAGCCCTCATACATGGCACGCGGTAATGCGCGGTGTGGGGATGTAAAATGGTATGCCATACCCTAGGTGCAGTAAGAGTCTCGGCATGACCTACATCATTTGCATGGCCCCATTATTGGGGCCATGCCTTAAACGGAAGGAAGTATCATGGACAACGACGAAACCGACACCACCTCGGCCGACACCATGCCACCCGGTACCGACAACAACGGCGACGTCGAAGACAACCCGCCCGAGCAGAACCCGGAAACACAGGACAACGATACCGACAAGGACGCCAATCCGGCCGAAGCCGACACCGATAGCGACATGAACGCACGCATTACAGCGCTGGAGTCGGCTATCACGGAAATCTCTCAGACTCTTGCGGAAATTCAGGCCGCAAACGCCAAGACGGTATTGGGTGGCAGTGACGAGTCCAACGACCTACCCGATGAAGCCGACGCGCTCACCGATGATGACGCTAACGGCACCTATCTCACTTTTGATGACCTCTACGAAAAGGATGAAGACTAATGGCAACCCCTAATGTGGCCAATAAGCAGACGTTGCGGCCGCTCACCGATTTCAACAATGTCCAGCTGTTGAACATGATTCGCAACGAGTCCAGCCCGGAATACCAGCGCCGTATCCCCGCCGCGACTCAAAGCAATATGGACATCACCGTTTCTACGCTCATGTCCAGCACCCAGCTGAAGAACGAGTTTTATTCTTCGCTGATTAACCGCATCGGCGGCACTATGGTACACACGTGGAAATGGTCGAACCCGCTTTCTGTGTTCACCCGCGCGTCGCAGACGTATGGCGACACGTGGCAAGAAATCGCCGTGGGTATGCCGCTCGCACAGGTGTACGACCCAAACGCCGAGTACCTCGGTGCCGACAACTTCCGCAAGTGGAAAGTTGATGTGGACTCCCTCTATCACCGTCTCGACTTTGCGCATTTTTACCCGGTTACTACCGATGATAAGACTCTCCGCCGTGCCTTTACGTCTGACAATGGCCTCTCCTCGCTGACCTCTCAGCTCATCCAGTCGTGCTATAATGCGGCGGAAGTTGACGTTTTCGAAGCCATGTGTCACATGTTTCCGCAGTACGCGCGACTGGGTGGTTACTGGCGTGTCCACATGGACGCTGACTTGAACAAGATGACTAGTACTCAGGACGAGGCGCGTGGCCTGTTGCGACAGATTCGCTCTTGGGCCGACAGTCTCAAATTTGTTTCGACCCGATATAATGCGCGTCACATGCCCACGTTTGCCAAGCCCGACGAACTGGTGTTGTTCTGTTCTCCAGAAGTCAAATCCGCTTTGGATGTTCAGGGTCTCGCTACCGTGTTCCACCGCACCGACGCGGAGCCAACGATTGACCGCATTATCGTTGTGCCCGAAGACAGGTTCGGCATCGACGGTGTTCAGGCGATTCTCACCACTGATAAATTCCTCATTGATATCCCAGTCATTGAGGAAATGACCCAGCAGACCAACCCCGTCAACATTAACAGCGTCAACAACTACCTGCACATGCAACGTATTATCAGCGTGTCTGGGTTCGCCCCCGCAGTGCTGTTCTGGAATGGAGCCGGTTCCACGGATAACGTCGTGCCTCCGGCCGGTACCGCCGCAACCACGCCGAAGTTCGCGCTGAAGCTTTCCGTCTATGGCGGGGGTGCTACCACGCCGGAGAACGTGGCACGTGGCGGCGCGGTACAGGTCGAGGCCGATACCGCCATTACCAATGACGGTCAGGCATCATGGCGTTCGGGCGCGGTCAAATACTCTATCGGCGCTACTGATAAGCAGCTCTCAGAATGGACGTATATTAGCCCGACCGGCGTATTGGTGGTCGGCATCGATGAAGCCAATACCGTTATCCCGGTACAGGCGACTGCCGATTACATCAGCCCGGCGACCCCCGAAGTGCCGAACACGGTGAGCGCGTCGCTTGACGTGCCCGTGGTTGGGGACGGTGTTATCGGGTTTAGTCCGAGTATTGTCGCGTCCATTACTGTTGACGCCGTTTCGGTCAAGGTTGGTAAGACAGGTCAGGCGCACGCCGTCGCTGTGATGATTGACGGCCGTAAAATCGATGTGACCAAGCAGGCCGCGTGGACTAGCGACGCCACTGCGACGGCTACAGTGGATAATACCGGTCTAGTCACCGGCGTGGTCGCTGGTTCCACCAAGCTGACAGCCGCGCTGTTCGGTGTCAGTGGTCAGGGCACTGTGACAGTCGCCTAATCTGCGATATAATAAAGGGGAGTGTTTCACGTGAAACACTCCTTTATTTCTATAACGAAAGAGGTAGTTGTGTTGAGAGATATCAACCCTAACGTTGAGGCGACGTTTAACTGGGCTCAATGGACGCCTAACACGTCGTTGAAACTCTGCAACGTGCCGTGGGATAGCAGTTACCGTGACCTAGCACGGTTCGAGTCGCCGCAGAAACAACAGGAATGGTTTGACCGACAGCCCGGTATTGACAGGGTGCATGGCGTCATGCACATGTTCGGCCAACCCGTGCGCGTCGAACTGCCATTCAACGAGGCATCCAACTACAACTATGTCGTGGTGTATAACGATTACCCTGATTTGGAAGCGCCGCGATATTGGTATTATTTCATCAACCACGTGGACTCCATCAATGCGTACACTACTCAGCTCACTGTACAGTTGGACGTTTGGCAGTCATTCCAGCATGTACTTAGGTTTGGGTCATGCTATGTGGTGCGAGGGCATATCGGCATTGCCAACGAAAACCAGATGACCGATTATGGACGTAGTTATCTCGCACTACCCGAAGGGCTGGACACCGGCGGCGAAATGGTGACGGTAAACCAACAATATAAGTCTCTTATCAGCATGGACGGGAAAAATCTGAATTACGGCGTAATAGTCGTGAGCACGGTAGATTTGTCAGCGGACGCAGGCAGTCAGGAAAAACCGTCTCTCACTACTGCGGGCGGCTCTCTTTTTGAGAACATGGCCAACGGTGCTGAAATACTGTACTTTCAGGACATCCAGTCTATCCGAGTGTTTATGGGAGTGGGCTCTACTTTTTCATGGATAACACAGGGTATTGTAAACATGTACATGATACCCTCTTTAGACAATGACTTTCTTAAGCAATCCGGCTATGTCGTAGACAAGTTATTCGGGAAAACACTCCCCCCGGAATTGAATAATCGTATCTACCGTTTCCCCCAGTCGGCCACAAATGCGCCCAGCAGATATGAAGACATTATTACCATTAATGATTTTCGTGATAATTTTAACATCCCTAAACGTTATAAAAACCTTAAAAAACTCAAATGCTACCCCTATTCCACTGTAGAATGCACTTGCTTGAACGGTACTAATATCACCTACAAGCCCGAAAACATCCAAAGCGATAATCTGGTTATTAGAGAGGTGCATAATTACGCGCCCAATGGCGCGCGCTTGAACTTTTACCCGGTTGGATACAATAAGGCGGGCGCAAGCGAGATTGCCCCACTTGATAAAAACAATGGGCTACCCATTGATAGCGGAGAAATGTTGGACGCCGCGTTTGGCATCAGCAATTTCCCTCAATTTGTGATAGTCAACAATGGTGCCCAGTTGGCAATGGCAAACAGTGCCTACACTCGCTCCTACGGCCAACAGTCCGCTGACTGGGCGTACCGAAAAGCGCAGATGGGCATTAGCCAGTCTCTTGCAGCTACGGCCATGCAAAACCAGTACAACACCCAAGCCAACAAACTCGCTATCGGCAACCGCAACGCCAACAACGCAATTCAAGCGACAGCTCTTAACTCCGGTCTGGACAACACGACATATATCAACAATCAGCGAGCCGACCTCGCGCAGCTGAATAACGTAGTTAACGGTGTGGTCGGAGTGGCGGGTAACGCCGCTTCGGGCAACGTCGGGGGGGCAGTGTCCGCGCTGGGCGGCGCGGTCATGAATGGCGTCAACACTGAAGCGAACCGCAGTATCAACAATACCGCCGCCCAACTCTCCACAGCAAATTCTCTGAGCACTAACGCGGCCACGACAAGTCAGGCCAACACGTACGGCTCTCAGACTACAGCGCTTTCAAACCAGTTGGCCCAAAATATGGCGGATATGAACGCGGACTACGCGCAACGTTCCGCGTTTGGCGACTATCAGAACACTATCGCTGGAATTAATGCGCAAGTCCAGCAAATGCAGTTGACGCCCCCTACCACGTCCGGTGCTATCGGTGGGGACGGGTTCAATCTCGCTAACGGTATTGTCGGGGTGTTGGTTCGATTCAAGACATGCGCACCCTCAGCTCTGCGGAGCGTCGGAGAATACATGTTGCGCTACGGGTATTTTGTCCAGCGTTTCATCACGCCGCCGCAATCGCTGGAATGTATGACCAAGTTCTCGTATTGGCAAATGCAAGAGTGTTACGTGCGAGGTGATTTGCCCGAACAGTATCGGCAGACCATTAAAGGCGTGTTCGAATCTGGGACGACTATATGGACTAACCCGGATGATATCGGAGTGACCGATTGGGCGGATAACGACCCATTGCCGGGCATCTCATTCTAGTGATATACTGGAGACATGTCTAGGTCGAGAAAAAATCAGAATCGTAGGGGCGGCGGCGTTCATCCCAGTGGTAATTATGCCAAAATGCGCGCCGTCGCCCTTGATGACATGTACTATCATCTTCTGCGCGAGCTCGCGTTGAACCGGTTCAAATGGCATGGGCTACCCCCCACCGTAGATGAACGTTGGATGGAGACGTGTCTGTTAGACTATAATCTCTGCTTGTTTTTCTACGACCGGCGTATCGGTTCGTTTTTGGCGACTCAGGCGGCTTATCAGGGACGCTTGAATCTCTACAATAACCCGACCGAGTTTTCGCCGGTTGGAGTTAACTATCATTACAGGGTTCTCTCGGCGGCCAATGAATGCGTGCCCATCTGGGATAATCGTATGAGATGGTCGTTCAATGACATACTTTGGATGTACGCAAGGCGTTTAGCAGACATCGATAAGGCATATCAAGTCAACTTGGACGGGCTGAAACTGCCGACGTTCATTACTGCCGACCAACGTACCAAGCTCACGGTAGAAAACATTCTACAGCAACAGCAAGACGGGCAATCGTTTATCATCGGCTATGATTCACTCGACCCATCCAGCATGTTCCAGCCATGGCCCAACACGACACCGTATCTGTTGGACAAATTCATTCAACAAAAAACACAGGTGACTAACGAAGCATTGAGTTATCTGGGCGTTCAGTCCAGCGGGACGGAAAAACAGGAACGTTTGATAGGTGCTGAGGTTGCTCAGGCCAACGAAAAAACAGACATGTTTCGTCTCGCTTTCCTGACGGCGCGACAGGAAGGCGCACGACTGATTAACAGGATGTATAATCTAGACGTATGGGTGGAATACGCGGACACGCAAAGTTCTGGTGTGCCGAACGCGATTGATAATACGCAATCCAGCGGCAACACCACTACGACAGTTGACTCGACAGACCCCCTTGGAAACGGAATAGGCGGTGTGGCATGACACAAGACCTAAGCAAGTGGGGTACGCGCGTGCCCTCCGAGTATACGGCCACGCTCGGCGCTGTTATCGACATGGGCTATAATACTGATGATAAACTGCATTTATCCTCTGATTATTACCCGATTTTTGACGAAGCCCATAGAGCTGAGTTGAATGATAAAATCTGCCAAAATTACATGTTGCGCGAAATCGGCCAAGAGACAGTGCAACAGTTTGTTTTTTACCTAGGCATGACATTAAGTCAGATTATGCCATATTTTAATGAGCGTTATCGGACGCTAGCGTTAAAATACGACCCACTGAACACCGTGGAAATGACTAGCGAAAACACGTCCAACACGGTAGCCCAGTCCAGCGGCAAGACCAGCGCGTCTCAGGATAGTTCGACCAAAAGCACATCGGACGGCACTAGTTCAAGTAGTACCAAGTCTCAGTCATATGATTCTGAGGTTCCGGCAACAGGCGTGCAAGGTGATTTTGCTCGGTATGCGACTCACGCCAATCAGGCGCAAGCGGATACAGACGGCAGTAGCCATAGCGCGCAAGATACCACGTCGCAATCGCACAGCACCTCCAGCACGGAATGGCAACACGACGCGACAGACGGCAGTAGTTCATCCCACACGTCGGGCCGGTCTCAGTCTGCAATGAGCCTCATTACCGAATATCGCAATGCGATTATCAACGTGGATATGGAGGTCATACACTCGCTTGAACCCTGTTTCATGCAAGTCTGGGGGGCATATGATACTATTTTCAGTAACTACTATAACTACGGAGAAGGGGAGTAATCATGGTTGCCATTAACGCGCTGACTCCACGGCAACGCCTGTTTGGTGGGGTGCCCACGTCCGTTCCTTTCACGTATCGAGACGGATTGACCACATTACAGTTAATTGAATGCTTGCGCCATAATCTCGATACCCTTCAATGTGACTTGAGCAAACTGGAGGAGACCACCAGCGACCTCACGACATCCATGAACAAGGCTCTTGCGGATACCGTAGCCCAGCTTAACGAGGCTATGGCCTCATTGCGTGCGGAACTGCTGGCCCTGATTCATGAAATGGAACAGCAGGGCGTGGCAACCTCCCCGGTGTACGGTACCGTGCAACCGCTCGGGCAAGTGTTGGGCGGCATGTACGACAATTCCCGCAATCATGGACTTTTCTGGGGCGACTACGATAGTATGAGACTCACCGCTCAGGAATACGATGGGCTTACTCTTAATGCCCGCGAATATGACTTGAAGGCAACCGCCGTGGATAATTGCGTCCCGGGCGATTTTCCCGGACGCTCACAATTCCCCTACGGTAAGAGCATGCCTGAGAATCCACCCGCCGACATGTCGTTCATCACGCAATCGGAGGCGGATGCACGCTACGTTGAACGCAATCCAACGGCCAACAATTTTGACAGTAAGGAGTAAACAATGACCGCGACCAACCATACCAAAAACTATAATCTTTCTCAGTTTGTCGGCACCGACCGCCCCACATGGCTCGTTGATTACAACGGCGACATGGCGAAGATTGACGCGCAGATGAAGCGGAACGCGGATGATATCGCATCTGCCGCTGCGGGCAGGCTTACGTCGGTGTCGCACACTGCCGACCTTACCGGCAACGGCACGTCAGGCTCTCCGCTGGGCGTGGCGGCCACCGTCGCCAAGAAAACCGACATCCCGGATGTGAGCAGGTTCGCCACCACCTCCGCTCTCACTTCGGGGCTTGCGGGCAAGGTTGATAAAACCGCTTCGCAGCCCGGAACGCTCGGATTGACGGCGACCGAACTTGATTCGATGTACAAGGACGTGAACGGCATTGTCCGCGTCGGCACCGCTAAAGCCTAAAAAAAAAGGAGAATAACAATGTCCACCACACAGCATACCGGACACTACAACCTACCGACGTTTGGCGACAATCCGAACGACCGGCCGTCATGGCGCGGTGATTTTACCGACGCTATGACGAAAATAGATAATCAGATGTACGCCAACGCCACCAACATTACCACGGCGACGGCAGCGGCGAACAACGCGACCACGGCGGCGGGCGGAGCCAAGAAAGCGGCTGAAGTCGCGACAAGCCTCGCACAGGCCAACAAGAACGATATTGCCGAGCAGTCATCTTACTTCAACGCGCTCGGCATCACGTCGGTGCCGACCGCGCAGAATCTTATGTCCACAATCAACAGTAAGGCAGAAGGCTCCGACCTGACCACACTGCAAGGCGCGGTATCTTCGTTATCCAGCACGGTCAGCGGCAAGGCTAACACCGCCGACGTGTATACGCGGAGTCAGGCCGACGCGCGATATACCCAGCAGGGCGGATATTCGGGGACGGCACAGCAGATTGTGAGTCTTGTCAGAGGCAAGGCCGATTCATCCAATGTGTACACCCGTCAGCAGGCAGATGATAAATTCGAGCCTAAGACCGACAGTCGAAATATTTTAGTTGCCATTGGCGACAGCTATTTTGAGGGTTTTCGCACGACTACGCCCGCCACTGACTCTATGGTAGCAGTAGCGTCAAGCCTCCTCGGTACGACGTTGCGTAATTTTGCGACAGGCGGTAGCGGCTTCATCACGACCGGCAACGGCAGTACGTTCTCCCAGCAGATTGACGCCGCCGCAACCGAACTGGGGGCGAGCGTATCAAGCGTGAAATATGTAGTGATTGGCGGGGGGCGTAATGATAGCTCCAGCTCTCTTGGTACAACCGACGTTGCCAACACCATCGCCAATGCCGTAAGCAAGTTCCCCGGCGCTGAAATCTGGGTTTTCCCCATGCTGTGGGACAACACGTGGCCAACATTTGCAGAAATGAAAAAGCTTAACGCCATCCAAGAAGGATGCTTAGGCAGAAACTGCCACGTAGTCCCGACTTGCATCACATGGGGCATGTTTAACGGTACTTGGATGACCGACATACACCCCAACACCATCGGTTCCAACTATTACGGGCAGTACATTGCTTCGGCAATCATGGGCGGCCCGGACTCTGCGCGAAGGGATTCCGTCATTGCCGATGTTTCCACCCCCGGAACGTCGGGCGGTGAATTTTACCCCCAGATTACCGGACTGCAAATGCTTTTTTACCTACGCCTTAATAAAACCGCGTGGGACAGAAATGCGATGGCCACAATCAATGGGGCGACGAAGTGGGGTACTTGGGTTAAGTTCATTGGCACAAAGGACGACGGAACGCCGGTGTCGGTCCACTTTGACGGCAAGAGCTTTACTGTCTGGGACATTGTCGGCTCGACCGGCTCCGGAGGCCCGGGCTGGATTACCGTAGTCGGTACGCTTCCGATTTTCCACGGATAAACGCAAACATATACCCCGTTCGGTGCGCCGGGCGGGGTATACTGTTATGTATGGCAGTTGACTTTAAGACATGGGTGAAACAGACCGAAAACCGCTACTGGGATATGGACGGGTATTACGGTCCACAATGCTGGGACTTGTGGGCTAAGTACTGCATGGATGAGTACGGGTGTAGCGTTCAGGATTGTATCACCCCCACCGGTTGGGCCGGGGGGCTATATACGCATCATCCCGTAAGCGCAAGAGTCGGAGAGATTTTCGAGAAAAAAGATAACACATGGGAGCCTATGCCCGGCGACGTTGCCATATGGCAGGTCTGCTATCCCGATTATCCGTCAACGCACGTGGCCATTGTCGTAGATGGAATACAGGGCGATTATATCGACGTGATTACGCAAAACCCCGAGCCGAGCGTGCATAAACTACTCCCATTGCAAAAAGCGTATATCGGATATTTGCACCCGCGCAAAAAGCCGGACGGCGGCGACAATGACAGCGGCTCGAACCCTACCGGCTCGAACAACCCGGGTAGCACATCCAGCAGTGATGTATGGATACAACAACAAGGGGACAACCTCATTTATCATTACCGCGACAACGACAGTGGCGCGGGTACTATGATTTTCTACAAAGCCACGGCCCAAACATGGACGGCCAAGGGCAGTGCTGAAGCGCCCAGTGACTCGGGCGGCCAAGCCACGCCTTCTACAGGCAACGGCAAAAGCAGTTACGCGCTCTACTGTATCGGCACGGTGGAAAGCTCATTGCAATGGGACGCGGTAGAATTAGCCAACATGCAAGGCATCGGGATTGCGCAATGGTCGTTTGACAGGCGATTGGACGTTTTGAACGCAATGAAAACCGCCGACCCGACAGGCTATGAGACGTTTGCCAAAACATGCCCCGAGATAGCGGCACTCATGGGCGATGGCGGGACGTTTGCACGCCCTCTAACGTCTGCGGAATCGGCGGCGTTCAAAACATGGGCGCAACGTCCCGAGTCACATCAGGGGCAACGCAACCAGTTCGAGGCGGACTACAACAGCTATCCCCGCGTGTATGATGATATCAAAATGCAGATACTATGGGCGTCGGCATATCATCAAGGCCCGGCATACGCCGGAGCGCTACCGAAAGCAACCACATTGGGCGGTTTATTGGACAATCTACTTAATGACGGTGTTTTTGGGCAATACCCGAGCCGGTACCGGGCTGTGTACAATCTGCTGGTTGTCTGGGACGGCGCTAGTGCCCCACCGAACTTTTAGTTATCCACAGGATTATACACTTATCCACATGTGATATACTATGGTTATGGCTGATGGAATGACAATTCTTAATGAGAATGATTATTATGATTACACGCGCGTGCTTTCATATCATGCGCCGTGGATATTCATCATCGGCGCACGCGGTCTCGGCAAAACCTACGGCGGCAAAAAACTCATGATAGATGACTGGATGAAACGACGGTGGCAATTCATCTATCTGCGCCGTACCGCCGAGGAACAAAAAAACAAGGGAACTTTTTTCAACGATATCGCAGACAGTTACCCCGAGTTGGACTTTAGAGTTAACGGCAATCAGGCGGAATGCCATTGGGCTGATGACAGAGACGCGATAACGGACAAAAACGGGAAAAAGAAATCAGTATGGCATATCGTAGGCTATTTTATTGCACTCTCGCAAGCCGGACAAGTCAAATCGGTGGCGTATCCGCGTGTGCGCACCATACTGTTTGACGAGATTTTCCCAGACAACATGCACTATCTCAGAGGAGAGGTCACAGCGCTTGAAGAGTTTTACAACACGGTAGACAGGTGGCACGATAGAGTCAGGCTTATCATGTGCTCGAACGCTGTGAGTTTGGCCAACCCGTATTTTGCGGCGTTCAATATCAACGTCACCCCGCAGATTGATAACAAGATTCAATACCAACGATATTGTGACTCTTTCATTGTGGTGGAACTCGCTGATTATGGCGGTTTTTCCGCCAAAATCGCCAAAAGCAAGTTCGGCCAATTCCTTAGCAAGTTCGACGCAGATTACGCCGCATACTCAATCGATAACACGTTTCGCGACAACAGCAACGCACTCATAAGCAACCTCAGCGGCGCGGGATACGTTTTATCAATAAAAACACGCGAATATGGTTCGTTTGCCGTCTACCAAATTCTAGATGACAGCAAAATCGCGACGGTATGGCAGATAGCACGCCGTCAACCCAAAAAGCAAAAATGGTACACACTGGACTATCGGCTAGTCGATGAAAAATGTATACTGTTAAAAAGGTCAGATGATATCATCAAAAAACTAATTGAGGCGTATCGCGTAGGCCGCGTCCGATTCGAAACCCCCCAAACAAAATCAGAGTTTAGTATGCTGTTAGGCACGCTATTAAATTCCAGCAAAACAAGATAAAAGCGGAGTTCAGTATGATACTTGGCGGCTTGCTACAGCAATCAGGTACAAGAAAGTGAGGAATATTCATGCCAATCCATGAATTAATCGTTATCGGCATCGTGTTTCTGCTGGTGCTCATCGATTACGCGACCGGCGTTGTTAACGCGATTATGCACAGCGAATTATCCAGCGAGAGAATGCGGCAGGGACTCGGGCATAAATTCGCTTACCTTGCTATAATCTGTGTCGCGTTGATTGTCGAATACGGTTCGGATTACATCAATCTTGGGACTAAACTACCCGTGTTCATCCCCGTATGTACAGGTATTGCCCTGATTGAAATCACCTCAATCATGGAAAATTGCGTGAAAATAAACCCCGAACTATCCA